TGAGAGGTCCGTTATAGCCCAAACTAAAGCATCAAGACGGTCTGGTGAGCCTATGGACCCTAGAGGTTCCCACTGTACCATCTGATCTTCTAAGTCGTTAAGTCCCTTGACGTGTCTTACTCTGTCTTGTTCGTATAGAGCAGATACAGGTTCAGCCCGTGCCATCTTCCCTCTGGAAGCGTGGACGAGCTTTACTGGGAGTGTTTCTTCTTCTGTGTGTAGGGTATGACGTACCATGTCACCACCCTGGTTTCTTTCAGCTACAATCCTATCAGCCATGTGGGTGTGGTAGAGTTCTACAGCTTTAGCTGCCCACTGTTGAGGTGTGTATCTGTCGGTGTGATCTTCTAAGACATAGGCAGTACCGTTAATATCAATACCGGCTACTACTATTCCTGTCATATCACTTTCTTGGTTAGAAGTAATAGCAGGGTCTATGGAGACTACTATTCTATTTAACTGGGGTACTTCGTCTTTATCTATCTCACACTTAGCTAGGAGACTTCTATTCCAGAGTGCACCTGATGCTTCGTCGAGGATTTCTGCATAAAGCTCTTGACGACCAAGGCGTGTACCTTCATAGGTCTTCCTGACTGCATCGAGGAAAGTGTCAGCAAGATTAGCAGCATTATCATAAGTGCTGCCCTTGGACGTAATGGTCTTTTCGTCACTTAGTATATTTCTTATTAGTTTAGTAGTTTTAGGAGTAGTAGTGACAAAAACCTGTGGTCTTCTTCCGAGCCTTAGCCCGAACTGCATCATATCCCATGTTTCTTGTGCGTTTCGCCATGCACAGAGTTCGTCAGTCCAAGCTGCGTAGGCTTGTGGTCCCCGAAGTCTTTCTGGGTCTTCTGCTGAGAAGAACACTGCTCTTGCACCATTCTCCCAAGTTAAAGTATTATTAGTAGGACTCCAGACAGGAAAACCTAGTGTGGCTCCCCTATAAGACTTATCGCCCTTCCAACATACATTAAGGAGACCTGAATCTCCCTCAACCATAACCCTACGTACATCACCTTTAGTAGGAGCTACACAGTGAACGATCTTATCGCCCTTCTTAATCCTGTGTCTTACCCACTCAGCTCCAGCTCTGGTCTTTCCCCAACCACGTCCAGCTAAAGCAACCCATACGTTCCAATCTTTATCGGCAGGTTCTAGTTGTTCTGGTCTAGCCCAAAACTCCCAAGTGTGCTTGAGTTCTTCTGCCTTTTCTGGTCCTAGTTCATTTAGAGCTTTAGCGAGCTTCTCAGGGTCTAGGGCGCGTAAGGTGTCTGCAGTTATCCTAGGGGTCATCAGTCTCAGGACTGTCATGCCCTAGGAGAGTCATAAGAGCGTCTATAGCAGACTTGTTCTCGTCGGGGTCAATAACAGATTCCTCAGTAGCAAGGGTTTCTTTGGGACTCCAGCCGCCCTTAGAGCGTAAGAAGAGTTCCTGAGAGGGGTAGTGACCATTGAGGGCTTGGTCTATAACTACATTCCCAATCTTTCCAGTGATTTCTGCTCTAGCTTCCGCAATGTCTCCACCATAATACTTATAGAGCATAGCAGTATTACGAGGCGCATTTTGATACCTTTTATTAATAGTAGCAAGGATGTCCTTGATCTGGACACCATCTTGTACTGCCTGTCGGACATACTTAGCGACAGGTTGACTATAGGATAACTTTGCGAGAGAAGCCATTGGGCGCCCTTACTGGAACAAGTTGAACTTTAGGGGGATACCCTAGGCGTCTGATCCTTCTCCTAAAAACATGAAATGGTGGGGAGATTCGATAGATTGCCGTTGGGTATATGTGGCATATAGGGCATAAATCTCAAATGTCAAGGGGCCTAAAGAAAAAAACTTAGTAAACTACAAAAAAAAGAAGTCTTGAGCTTTCTTAAGGCTATCTTAAGACACCCTTAAGGACTACTTGTTCTTATTCTTCTAATAGTAATAATAAGAAGTAATAATCTTAAGACCTCTAAAGTAAGCCTTAAGATATCCTTAAGATAGGTAACTTTGATAGCTTTTCAAGAGTGCAAGTCGAAATCAGTTCCTCAGTGTGGTAATTATGCAACAGTATACATTGGATCAACCTATTTTTTTATTTTGGAAATAGGGGTGTATACGCCTGGAAATCGCCCAACCCGTTAGGATTAGGGAGGGTCCCATAGGAATTATGTAGACCTACCCCGAAGGGTAGGCCTAAGATCTTATAGTAGGATTGACCAGTAGGGATAAAAAATTACGATACTTATTATCAATCCGGCTAGCAAGCCTATAAGAAAGTTCAACAAGCTCTCCATTTACTTGGCAGCGTCTTGCTTAAACTCGGCTTGCTTCTGATTAAACTCTGCTTCTAAAGCTTTCCGAATATCTGCGCGCTTGCCATGCTCGCCACGATCTATGGTCAGATAAATCTGGATTGCTTCTAGAGCAAGAGCTGCTTTTGCTTCGTCCTTAATTGATGCGGCCTCATGAACGCAAAGAGTAAGCATCGCATCTGCAACTTGACGACGCTGCATCTCTTTAGTTACTGTAGTTTGACCGAGTGTATAAGACATCATGTGTCCTTTCTGTTTAGGTTTAAGGCATCATTGCCATACACAATAGATAGCAGCCAATGGCACAGACTACAAGATAATATTTAACTATTTTCTATTCCTATACTTATTAGCTAAGGTTATACTTTAGGATATATCTTAGAACATTTCTTAGGACAATCCTAGTAGTATATACTAAGGGATAGGCAGGCCCCTATACCAAGGGGTATATACTAAGGGATATGTATAAGACTATCCTAAAGGATAGGCCAGGGTGTCCGATAGGGTAATCTCTAAGACCCCCGATAGGAAACGGGCTAGACCCCCCGATAGGAAATAGCCTTAGCGCCAGGCTTAGATCCAGGCTTAGCCCCTGGGTAGAAATTAAGCTTAGCGCCAGGGTTAGCTCCAGGGTTAGACCCCGGATATGAAATAACCTTAGCCCCAGGAAATTTTCCAGGCTTAACCCCTGGGTAAGAATTAAACCTGGCTCCAGGGTTAGCTCTAAGGTTAGCCCCTGGGTGGAAAATAGCCTTGGATTTAACCTTTTTTATAGCGTTAGGACATACCCTGGGCCAGCCCCAAGGTTAAATAAAATCATCCTAGGATATCTTTTGTGATCACAAATTAGGAATTAGAACCAGTAATAAACCCCCGTAATAAATAAGAATTATCCCCAGTCTTTTTAAGGCTTTATAAGCTTAGGCTATTTCTTAGAAAAAAACTACTGTCTTGACTTTTGGGGCCAGTTATGGTAGTTTCTTAGTAGGGGTAAAGTGTACCTCTAGAATCTTGCTTAGGCAATAACTTAGAAACTTACTTAGGAGAAACTTATGAGTGTTTGGATATTAGAAACCTCTACAAATTGGGATGAGGGAAGTCTTATCCTTGGGGCCTATAAAAACCCCTTAGTGATTGTCGATGAAAATAACGAACTATATTGGGTAGAAGATGACAACGATACTTGGTATGGTCACAAGTGCGGGGATACTGCTAAAGAACACGCCCACTGGGAAAGCCTATCATTGGGCCAGAGGAATAAGCTTAGAGAAAAAGATGGCTATTACTTCGATGTAGAAACCCGTTGGGATTCCTTCCAATATCTCGCTTGCAAATGGAATATACAATCTGTTCCAAAAGATGTTTACCTTAACCTATAGGAGAAACCTATGAGAAACTTCATAGAATCTTACGACAAGTGGCACACTAGCTCAAGCCACTTCCCAATTCACGAAGGCGAAGGCTTATCAAGACGCGCCTTAAGTTCTATCCAAGCAATCCTTCAGAAAATAGCTTTGGAACATTACTGGACTGTTGTGGAAAGTAGCGGCGACGATGTGCCCTATACCGCAAGTCTACTCAAACGCCAGATGCGATTTATTATGGAATGTCATTGGCCTAATGTGGATAAGGATTATAAGAATTTCCTTTTCCTTTGGCCTGATGTAGAAACTAGGTCTAAAGGCCGTAGCGCTAGGCGTATGATGAAAATCGGGAAAGCGCTTAAGAAAATGTTTCCTTGTCTCACCGATGTGGAAGTCGAAGGTGCGGTCGATGAAATTAAGCGGCAACTCTGGTCTAATGACTTACAAGTAAAAAGTTCCTTAGACCCCGAAGACTTTGCTAGGGTTAGTCAAGGCCCCTTTGCAGATTATGAGAATGTAGATACAAACTGGTCTAAGAAACATCAGTCTAATTCTTGCATGCGCTATGAGTTTAGCGATCAACCTCATCATCCTATGGCGGCTTATGGTTCGGGAGATTTTAAGATTATGTGGACTGAATGTCCCAGAGGTCTTATTCATAGTAGAGTAGTAGTAAGCATTGCTAAGGAAGGTGTAGCAAGGGATAAGCCCCAAGCTGCCCCAATATATTGTTGCCATGAGAGAGCTTATCACGTCCTTTCTATGGCTCTCGAAGAAATGGGCGCAGAGACAAGCTCTAGGGCAAACTTCATTGGAAGTACCCTGCTTGCAAATAGGGCTGATTCTAATAGTTTTTATGCCCCTTATATAGACTGCGACCCTCGAAGTCTTGAGCTTATGACTAAAGAGGTTGGTGTAGGTAAGAAAACAACCGAAGAGTTTCTTTTAATTAAAAGCGGCGGACGTATTGACGGTTCTAACTATGGCGGCGTCTTATACTTAGGCGCAGAACATTCTTGTAGTTGTTGCGAAGAACCTGTCGATAGAGATGAGCGTAGGTGGGTGGGCGATGATGTCTACTGCGAGGAATGCTATGATGAAAACTTCTTTCATTGCGACCATTGCGGCGATGAGGAACGCGTAGAAGAATCCAGCTATGTTAACGTAAGATATAACAATAGAACTGTCGAAGAAAGATGGTGTAATTATTGCGTAAGCAATAGCGCTGTAGAAGTTCTAGACGGCTCGCTATGGACTGAGGACCATGTTATTGTTTATGGTGATCCTGAGAATTGTCAATATATCCCAGAACATAAACTTGGTAACGGATACTTCTTATGTTACCTTAGTGATTACGCCTTTAGCGATGATGATATGGTTTTACTAGATAGCGGTGACGTAGCCAGTCAATACGGTATTGATCGGTACAATCTCGAAAGCCCAGAGCGACAGTGGATCTATAGCGACAAGTCTGGCGAATACATCTTAACAGAAGTAGAAGAAGAACCTAAAGAAGAGGAAAAGAAAAGTGCATAGTTTAGTGTCAATGTTAAAGTTTAAGCGTCCGCAGTTCTCGGATACCCAAAAAGATTTCTGTATCTCATACATACAGCCACTCATGGGTAAGCCTGATAAGGACGGCAATTATATATTAGTAGTAGGTAACAAACCAGAGATTGCCTTTGCTGCCCACCACGATACAGTCCACAAGGATGGTGGTTTACAAAAACTTAAGGTCACTGGTGACACTGTTAGATTAGCCAATGGCTCCACCTCTAACTGCCTAGGCGCAGATTGTACAACCGGCGTATGGCTTATCTTAGAGATGATCGAGGCAGGCATCGAGGGTGTTTACCTTATACATTCCGCAGAGGAAAGCGGGTGCGTAGGTTCCAAAGCATTAGTCGATAGAAACCCTAGCTTCTTAAAACATATCAAGTCAGTAATATCTTTCGATAGGAAAGGCAAAGAGGATATTATTACGCATCAAATGGGGTACAGAACCTGCTCCGATGACTTTGCTGTTAGCTTAGATTCTATTCTAGGTTTAGGTATGCGGCCCGATCCTACGGGTTCCTATACCGATAGCAATGAGTATGCTTCTAAGGTTTCAGAGTGTACCAATATCTCGGTAGGATACCTTGCGCAACATACCGCCAACGAGTCCCAAGATTTGCAGTTTGCCCAAGACTTACGC